ATCAGTGACGGTTAGTTCTTCAGTTATCTTCCAAGCATTGCGCCACTCCCTAGTGCTTGGTAACTGTTCCTTGCGGCAAATAACCATCTTGGGTTTGTTGCCAGTATCCCAGTTCTGCCACACATGCTGTGGGCAGTCTTTCATAATTAGGTACTCAATAGCTTCTTCTTCAGTCATAGCCTCTACTGGCTGTGTCTCATGAAGCAAGTAGCCACGGGTATGCTTCTTGAAATCTTCCTGTGCTTCGTCTTTGGCAAGTTCGTGATACACCCACACAGGCGGTAAGATGCCACCCTGCAGTGCTGCCGCCATCCAGTTAGGGTCAGGCACAAGTATCTTAGCGCACTCATCAATGCTGTCCTCATACACTACACGGTAGTCTGACTGATAGCCTTCTAAATTTTCTTTAGCCCAGCACAGTCTATCCCAGAGATGTGTGCCTTGAAATGATGGTGTTTGCATTATGCTAGGTCTCCAAATATTTGAGTGCAAATAGTATCTCTGTCAGAAAACCCAGAAACATAATCCCACACAATAACTCTGTGAGTGCTAGAGGTGTAATCTTGCACACCCATTGCTCTTTTTTCTCCAGCATTGTAGCTACTGCCGACAGAATAGTTGCTATCACTTAAAGCATTTGTGTTTGTTACAGTATGATTTCCAGTTGAATTATCCGTCATGCTACTTACATTAAAAGAATCCCTAGATGCCGCACCAGAGGCAGTTCCGTCAAAATTTACCCAAGCCTTCGCACTACCATTAACAACATAGCTGGTGGCGATATCAGAACCAGCACCTGTTTCCAGCGTATCTGCTATAATCTTTCCAGCCATTATGCTAAGTCTCCGTGTGATGACGCAGTGCTAAACTGCGTGTCTATATTGGAACTGTGTGCGCTATTCCAATTTAAGAATGTGCCTGTGTTTGTTGTTGTTCTAGCATCTTCGCCTTCATCCCAGTGATAATTAGCCGCATCTGCCAGATATGTTACAATGTGACTTGCTTGCGACATTCCGTTGCTGTAAGTAACATTAAATTTTCCAGTTGCTTTATCTGTCGCTGAACTGATGTTAAGCGTTCCTGTCGCTAGTGTATCTGTGGCCTGATTGTATGAAAAATAAGCCTTCGCCAACCCCTGCTGTAGCGATTGCGTTGCCGCCCCGCCCTCAGAGGTAATCGTCACATTGCCAGCCGCAGTCTTGCCAGTGAGGTTGTCTGTAATAATCTCACTCATGCTAAGTCTCCGTTCACTTGTGTGGATGCAAATGTGCTATCATATAATGACCCAGATGAATTATATGAAAGTATTGCTATATTACTACTTGTAACGCCAGAGTTGCTTGCAGGTCCAGCAACACGGGCATTTCTTACAACGCTTGTAACAGCACTATAATTTGCATCTGACATAGATGACGAATAGTTTATTGTATTAGACCCCGTTGAATCATCAGAAAGCGAAGACACTCCAAAGCTTCCTTTTACCACATTAGTTTCTGTAAAGTCCCAACGACACCAAACCTTTGCCGCACTCTGCTTCGTCAGCGTGACAGGGCTAGTGCCATCTGCCGCTACGATTGTATCTGCTTTCAATGTACTCATAGCGTCACCAATGTACCACCGCTATTGACAGTCAGGGTAACACCCGTTGCAATAGTTAGTGGCCCTGTTACGTTAGCGTTCTCTGTTGCCAGAATAGTTACGTCAGATGTCAGGCTCTGTGCGTTGGTACGGAAGATACCACCAGCCTTGAAGTTACCCTTGTTCTCTTCGGCAGGAGCAACCGAACCCATTGATGTACCCATGTACATAACAAAGATGTTGCCAGTGCCGCTTGATGGGGCAGTAGAGAAGGTTAGGGTAGTACCATCCGGCACAGTGTAAGAGTCTGTCGGTTCTTGTACCACACCATCTACAGACACAATAATGTCCTCTGCCCGAACTGTTCTGTTCAGGGTGAATGTGGTTGCTGAACCAGTGCCGTTAAACTCCTGCTTGGCAGGGCGGCTCTGGAAAGCTGCTACAGGTGCTGCGCCTTGATACGCCATACCCTACTCCTTATGTAATATCTAGGTGGCTAAGTACAACGTCAACAGACGATGCAGTGTCAGACTCTACAGTGATTGTATCACCCGGTTCAAGTACCACCTTCTGGTCACCGCCTACAACTACAAGTGAACCACCCACTGGAATAGGTGCTGCTTTTACAAGGTGAACATCATCCACTGCACCGCTAGTACGTCCAGCACCATTTAGCTTTACGTCTACAGTAACTTGGCTAGTCACGATGTTAGCAATACTCAAACCAATAATAGTAGTTTCAGTAGATGAAGGACAAGTGTAGATAGTGGCAGCAGATGTACCAATAGCTGTATCTGTCTCACTTAAAAATGCGTTTGCCATTATTTACTCCAATTAATTATACAGTAATTATATCATACTTTTATACGTATGTCAACTACCCTAATGCAATTGCCATTGCAATACCACCATCACCACCTGCTGGTAGGTTTGTTAGCTGTGAGCCATCTACTGCAGGTAGTCTAGCTGACCCATCTAGTACAACGGTATTACCCGCTGATGTACCTGTATTGGTAATTGCTGCTGTACCCAGACCTAGTGTGGTACGTTGTGCTGTTGCATCCGCATCATCTAGCAGTGCTTTACCTGCTGCTGTCAGGTCGTAAACCGCAGCCGTACCAGAACCAGTAAACTGGATACCTTTATCCGCTGCAGAAGTTAAACCTGCGATTGCAGCTAATTCTGCATCATATGCCTGTACGTCACTGCCAATAGCAAGACCCAATGTAGTGCGCTGGGCAGAAGCATCTGCATCATCAAGCAGTGCCTTACCAGCAGCGGTTAAATCGTAAGTTGCTGCAGTACCACTACCTGTAAATTGAATACCCTTGTCAGCAGCAGATGACAGACCAGCCAGTGCCTGAAGTTCAGCATCTAAACGAGCATTGGCAACTGTACCAGTAAGCTGTGATGCATCAATAGTTTTGTTAGTAAGTGTTTGTGTGCCTGTTAGCGTAGCCACAGTGCTATCAATGTTTAGAGTAGCAGAGCCAGAAGTAGCACCACCAGAAAGGCCAGTACCTGCAACCACGGCTGTAATATCACCAGCACCTAAACCTGAAACAGAAGAATCTACATACGCTTTAATAGATTGCTGGGTTGCTAACTGCGTAGCACTATCTGAAGCCATGTTATCTTCGTCCAGCACAGCAGTACCGCTTACTGCAGTATTTAGTACAGGAGAAGTTAATGTCTTATTAGTTAAAGTTTGTGAGCCTGTCAGTGTAGCAACGGTACTGTCAATACCAAGAGTTACTGTTGTACCTGTTGCGCTTGAATCAAGACCTGTGCCACCAGCAATAGTAAGTGTCTCGCTATCAAGGTCAATATCAATTGTACCACTGTCAGATGTAACATCAAGGTCTTGGGCAGTAACTTGGCTATCTACGTATGCTTTGATTGATTGCTGAGTAGCTAGCTGAGTGGCACTATCCGATGCCATATTGTCTTCGTCAAGAATAGCTGTACCACTAACACCTGTATTTAACACAGGACTTGTTAGTGTTTTATTAGTAAGAGTTTGCGTACCTGCTAGTGTAGCAACAGTGCTGTCAATATCAACAGTTAGGGTTTGACCTGAACCTGTCGTATCAATACCCGTGCCACCTGCAATGGTAAATGTCTGGCTGTCAAGGTCTACAGATAAAGCACCACCACTGTCACCTTGGAAGTCTAGGTCTTCGCCAGTTAACTGTGTATCTACATACGCCTTGATAGACTGCTGAGTAGCCAAGGCAGTAGCACTGTCAGAGGCCATGTTGTCTTCATCAAGGATGTCAGTAACAGTTGTAGTTGGCATAGCCAAGCCATCAACGGTGGCTGTACCATCCAAGTACAAGTCTTTAAACTGTAGGCTGCTTGTACCTAAGTCTACATCATTAGTTGTTACAGGAACAATGACACCATCCTGAACACGGAACTGTTCAGTGGAAGTACCCGATACATCAATAAAGAAACCTACACGTTCATTGCTATCATCTACAACGACTTTATTCTTAGGGGTAGCAACACCGGGGTCACCAATTAAACCAATAACAGGACCTTCACCAGTAGTGCCATCATGCTTGTGACCTGTGGTGTTACTAAATCCATTAACTAGCTGGTTAAATTCATCATTACTATCGGCAGCATTGATAATGTCACCGTCAGTAAATGTAGACTGTCTGGTATAACCTGCCATTAGCGTCTTGCTCCTACATCAAATTCTAGCTGAAATCCCTTCAGCGAATACGGGGCTGATACACCCCTGTCATTAACTCTTAGTGCTACTGCAAACCCTGAACCCTCAATAGGCTGTCTAATCAACGGGTTTGACTGTCCACCGTATGTTGCTGTGCCATATACTGATGTACCATAAATCGCAACCACGGTAGCTGTATCAAACGGGTATGCGGCTGGTCTAGGCACTTGGGGTGACTCATAGTCATATCTTACAAACAAGTCAGCATTCACTGCAGCTTCAGGTGCATAGTTAATAATTACACGTTGAAATGCCTTGCGAATACCTGCATCACCCATAGACAAATCAGGTGAACGATACTTACCTGTTATTGTGTTACCGTCAAAGTCATTACCCTGTTCCTGACGATATACATAACCATCATACTCACCGTGTAGTACTATAGTCTCACCCTGTACTGTAATAAAGTCTGTACAGCTTGGACGAATACCACGAAGGTCAGCAAATTCATACGCCTGTTTTCTAACTGCTGTAACACCCGTTGTGTTACCTCTTGTTATGTTTGCGTTAGAAAAGAATATACGATACTGTGTTTTATCTGGTATAACTACACTATCAAATTCATCAACGTCTGTTAGACCTTCAAAGCGAGGCTGGACTTGTCGGCTAATTGTACCAAGTTCAACGTCACCAATCTTCTCTGTACCAGCAACAGTACGCAGTCCATCTGGACCAAGGAAGATAAGGTCACCGCCAACTTCCTGAATGGTAAAACCATTTACACAACCTATCTCACGGGTAACAGGTAGTAACTGAAAATCAGCAATAGAGTTACCTACAAGTTTAAAGATACGTTCTTCACAAAATATAAACAGTTGGTCACGAAAGGGAAACAGCCCTGTAATCTTACTGTCTACATTTATTGTACCTGCACCATTTGCAGTATTAAAATCATCATCAGTAAATGGTGCTGTAAATGTTATTGACTGTGGTGTACTGGACATACCAGAAAAAAACAGTGAGTCTTTAAATCCTACAACATACTGCGGGTCAGAAGGTGCGCCTGTTGCATTGAGGTCTGTAACAGTAGTGCCATCATACTTGGTCGCATTATTTGCGCCATCGGCCCATACGATAAAATCCGTCCCAGCGAGATTGTAACGGAAGTGTGTATACTTACCAGCGTTACTTCTGCCAGTGTCACTCTGTGTCCAACTACCTGTTGTTCCAGCTTCATGTATCTTACCACCACGTGCCGCAATAACTTTATTATTAAAGTGTGCAGACATTAATACTTTTTCAGATGAAGATACATCTTGTGGTACAATATTACTGTTCCACTTTGTGTACCCTGAAATGCGTCTGTATCCACCTTTAATGTCTGGCTCAAAGTTTTGCAACTCAAGTGCCATACCCGGTTGCATCTCAAAGGTAGAAAGGTCTAATACCAATCCCCCAGAACAGGCAAAGACAAATGGGCTTAATCCTGATTCGTCTGCCATGTATCACCTAAAACATTGCTGTGTTAATGCCGTACCTTTGTGAGTGCGGTATATAAGTTGACCTTACGTAGTCTGTTCTATTCAGCAAGATTGACTGCATATGTTTGATACCCTCTTCAAATCGTGCAAAGTTGATACCGTATTGTTGTGCCTCACCACGATACTGATATGCATATGCGGTAGAACCATCTGCAATTACTTGACGATACTGTTCTGGTATTGTAGGTACATCAGTAGCAGCAGACAAAGCAGTAGGCTTGTCAAAATATTCAAACTTTAATTCATATGCTTGGTCAGGGTAAGGATATAAACCATAGTTATTGTCGGGTGTACGGAACACATAAATAGGTACACCACCTACGCCTGTTGTACTTTCTTGGTCTACAAATCTGTCAATGTATTCTTTATAATCAAGTACACGTAATGTTGTGCCAGCTACACCAAGATTATTATCTTTTGATATTCTAAATGTTTCATAGTCAACATGCGTAGCTGTAGCAGGAATAGAGTAGCGTGTTTGATTTGCTACAAGTGTTACTGTGCTAGTCGCATGTGAAAAAGGCCAACCATACTCACGTTGGTTGACATAATTAATAGCATCGTTTACTGCATTTTTGCATTGTACTTGAAACCCACGTGCGCCAGTAGCAAAATTAGAGGCAGTCAATTCTACCTCATTCATTCTTGCTAGCACTTCATTTGTCAAGTCTAAGTAATCGTATGCCATACGTAATTCCTAAATAAGTAAGTAGGGGCAACCGAAGCTGCCCCCACCTGTGATTACTTATGCAAGTGTGTCACGGTCTACTTCATTAGCAGCCGTATCGCCTTGGTCGCTGATGTCCATCATTACAGCGTAAGCACGTAGCTTACCTGCTGTAAAGGATGCACCACTACCAGCCAACACAAAGTCAATTGTATCGCCTGATGTAGATAGTGCTAGTCCATCAATTGCAACTTGCGGAGCGTAATCGCCATCTGATGCACCGTCAATGTCAAGTGCTACTGCAAACTCATCAACATCACCACCAGTGAAGCCAAGAGCAGCAGTTGCATCCGTACCAGTGTTCATAGTTGCAGATTCTACAACTTGAAAGCCAGCACCCATAATTAAAGTGTTAGCAGGTACAGTAATTGCCTGAATAGTATCACCGGGGGCAATGCTATTTGTAGTCAGGTCAATTGTGACATCTACGTAGTATGGGTTACGCCCACGCTGCGAGTTACCTGATGCAGGGTGAAGTACTGCAGTAATGTTAGCCATTTTTCAATACTCCCCTTATACCAAGTTAATTTTAGCATTAACAAGAGCCTCTGGACGTAGAATCTTACGACCATAGAGGTGCATACCACGAACGATGTCAGCAAAGCTGTCAGGGTCACGATATGTTTCTGTCTTGTTAATCTGTTCTGCAGTGGCTACTGCTGATGAATGTCCAGCAACAATCATGCCATAATTGGAAGCGTTTGTACCACCAACGGTATCTGCGCCTGTGCCAATTGAAGGCAAGTTGTTTGAAACATACACTTGGAAGCCGTGCAGGTTATTGATGACTAGACCGTTTTGCAGACCTGAACCACCAAAGTCTGAGTTCAGAAGCTTTGAATCTTCGTCCTTCAGTACTTCCATGAATACTGGGTCAACAACAAGCCAACGGCCTTGTGTGTCTACGTTTTGCTGGTCCAGCTTACGAGACATACGTGCAATCACCATAGTTGGGTTGGCATTGCCTGAACCCGGTACAGATGAAGCACCCGGCAAGCGAGGCTGGATACCAATTGATGAACCTGCAGAGCCGCCAAAGTCGTCAGCTTCCAGTTTCATTGTTGCTAAGAGTTCGTCTGAACCTGCAGTTGAAACAGCTTTTGAACCGTTAACAGTTGTGTTAACAGTATCGGCTGCGCCATGAATTGCAGACTGCTTAAAACCAGTTAGGTAGCCAAGAACGTCTTGGTCAAACTGGTCAGCCAAACGATACGCAGCACGGTCACTTGCCAATTGCTGGAAGTTTACGTGGCTGTGTGCCTCTTCAATGTCGTCAACCTTAAATGCAAAGTAGTTAGCTTTGTCAATTGTCAGGTTGAAATCTTCGTCATCAAGGTCTTGCGGTGTGATAGTTGTACCACGTGCATAGTTCTTGACTGTAATTTCGGGTTCTTTGATAATCTTAACGGAATCACCCATCGCAGCAATCTCACCAAAGTAATCACTGTTTGTGATTGCTTCAGCTA